AGTAGTTGATGACAATGATTAAACTAGATACCTATGAACTACCAGAGCACATCAGTTATTCAGCCTTTACTACATACCTGACCTGTGGTTATCAGTACTACTTAGGTCGACTGCTCAAGGTAGAAGAAGAACCATCCGTATGGTCAGCAGGTGGGCGAGCATTCCACCTAGCAGCAGAAACGTGGGACTTAGAAAATGGTTAACCCATACTGGCACGATGCGTGGATTAAAGAGATTGATGGACTTGATTTTGCTAAGGCACGAGTAGCAGGACGAGCCACGAAAGCCAACCCTGGCAAGGAAAATGGGGAGTGGTGGTATGAACAAGGTTCCAAGTGGGTAGATGACTACATCATTTGGCGCAAGAATAATCCTGATTGGAAAATCTGGACCACTCCACAAGGTGTACGTGCCATCGAGTTGGAGTTAAACCCGAACATCGCTGGTATACCAGTCAAGATGTTCATCGATAGAATCTTTGAGGTTAACGGACAACTTGTGATTGTCGACCTTAAGACATCAGCAAGGCGACCAGCATCTGACTTACAACTTGGCTTCTACAAAGTAGGAGTTGAGATGATGTTAGGTGTTGAAGTCAATCTAGGAAACTACTGGATGTCTCGTGAATCGGGGACAGGAGAGATGATTGACCTAAGTAGATATACCAAGGACACACTTGAGTACTTTGTTGATGGCTTTGACAAAGCACGAAAGGCTGGTATATTTCTACCGAACCTACAATCGTGCAGTTACTGTGGACTCACAGCACACTGCCAATTCACAAAGGATAAATAATGTCAGAAGAAAACTGGAAGTTACAGGTATCAGTTAAGTCTCCGAATGGTGACTTGATTAATATTCGTGCAACATCAGCAGATGAACTCAGCGTATTGCTAGAGGGTATCTCTGATTACTCAACACAGATTGCAGCAACTAGCAAGATGATTGCTGGTGCATACAACGTAGCCCCTTTGGCGACCACTACTTCAACAGTAGACACGCCTCCTTGGGCTACCTCCGCACCCGCCCCGACAGTGGCTCCGTCCGCTACGGGTCTATCATCACCGACCTGCGTTCACGGCAACCGCAAGTTCCTATCGGGAATCTCGAAGAAGAACGGCAAGCCTTACTCAATGTGGGTATGTCCACAACCTCAGGGCGCGGAACAATGCGCTCCGACCAACGGCTAATACAACAGTCAATGCTAGAATAAGAATTGGCGGAGGGGCAGTTATTCAGGGGAAGGTGACTGCCTCTCTTCCAACTTAAGACAGGAGAAGTCTATGAGAACATTAGTAAGAAGTGTCGGACGTTCCGACATAGGCGGTGAACCTTTACCCGCAGTATTCAAAACATTTAATACTAACAAGATTGTTTGTCGACGCTCAGAAGTATCAATGTTTGCTGGTGTCCCTGGTGTAGGTAAGTCCACATTAGCCCTTGGTCTAGCACTTAAGATACTACAGAAGTCAGCCCATATTGTGTGGTCATTTGAATCCAGTCCTACTCTGTTGGATATCAACGAAGAGGTCGAAGCCTTTGAAGAACTATGGGGTTGTCCACCTCAGGCAATCTTCATTGACAATCTGATGGACATAGCCACTGATGGTGGCGAAGAGTTTGCATCTATGCGTGCAGTAATGAAAGAGTTAAAGTACTTAGCCCGTCTTACTAATGCAGCAGTCATTGTCTTGCACCATACATCGGAAGCAGTACAAGGTAATCCGACACAGCCACGCTCTGCATTACAGGGCAAGGTCGCACAAATTCCCGCACTTATATGTACACTAGGGGTAGTGGGAACGTCAATGGCTGTCTCACCTGTGAAGAATAGATACGGAAGGGCTGATGCTAACGCTAACTTAATGTGTTGGCTGGCATTTAATCCTGAGTATATGTTCATTGATGACATACCAGAGAACGGTGGATGATGATACAAGAAGAAGATGACAGAACTCAAGAGATGCGTGGTTATGTTCTGCTTGAACTCAAGCAAGAGACTGCTAGGTTAATCGAAAAGATTCAAGCAGCAAAGGTACCAATCACTGATGAGTGGACCGAAGGTGTCAACGCTGGATTAGAGTGGGCTGTACGTATCCTGAATAAGGATAAGAGTGCTTCGTAATGGGACTGCTTCATAATGGCGTGACTCGAAGAAGGTGTCAACGACCTGGCTGTAATGAGTTTGCCTATATAAAATTAGGTATGAACTTTAAGATAATTCTATGTGCAGATTGCCGAACATCGGAGTGGAACAATGAGTCAGTCAAGGAAACATCGTGGATACCGAAGTCAGAAAGTCTTGGCTAACTATCTTGCTGACAACGGATTCCCATTTGCGGAATCTACAGGTGCTGGTCGTAGTGGTAGCGATATTACTGGTTGTGTTGGTATAGACTTTGAAGTAAAAGCACGCACTGGATTTAATCCTGCTGCTGCAATAGCACAGTTAAAAGATAGAGCCAAGGGTGACCTCGGTGTTGTTGTCTTAAGACTGAATGGACAGGGTGAGAAGTCAATAGGTGATTGGGTTTCGTTAATGAGAACAGAAGATTTAGTATGGCTACTACGGGAAGCAGGGTATGGTGATAAAAATTGACAACGACTTGCCCTCCATCAAAGCAATCCTTGAACACTACGGGGCATCCATACGTAGTACTCACGGACAAGTCAATCTTAGGTGTCCCTTTCACGGTGACACACACCAAAGTGGTACAGCGAATCTCGATAAGAACATCTTCATCTGCTTCGCTTGTGGTGTGCAAGGAAATAGTATTCAAATCATCGTCCGTCAAGAAGGGCTAAGTTTCTATGAGGCACAGCGTTTTGCAGAAGGAATTACTGGGGAAGTCAGTACACAAGTACGCGGAAAGTATTCATCTGGCAGAAGATTACCTAGCAAGCAGAGGAATACCTCTGGAGGTAGCACGGTTGGCTCAATTAGGCGTAGTCGCGGAACCTGATACAGGTCACGAGCAATACACTGGACGCTTATCAATCCCTTACATCACTAAGACTGGTGTTGTTGACCTAAGATTTAGAAGTCTTAACCCTGCAGTTGAACCCAAGTATATGGGTATGGTAGGAGCAGAGACTCGTATGTATAACGTGCTTGATGTGCAACGTGCAGGTGATTGGATTGGAGTATGCGAAGGTGAACTGGATACCCTTACTATGTCTAGGTGCGTTGGCTTTCCTTGTGTTGGAGTACCAGGTGCGAACAGTTGGAAGAAACACTACACACGATTGCTCGCTGACTTTGAAAGAGTGTTCGTCTTTGCTGACGGCGATGCGCCAGGACGTGAGTTCGCCAATAGTCTTGCCCGCGAATTGCCAGTTACTGTCGTCGGGTTCGGAGACGGAGCAGATGTTAATTCAGTGTTCGTGTCCCACGGTAAAGACTTCATACTGGAAAAGATAGGGATTCAGTGAGCCAGGAACCCGAAGACCCACACAATTATTGCCACGATTGTCATCTGCAATTTGAGGATTCATTTCAATTAGTGGACCATTACTTTGAAGAGGGTGAAGAGTTCGACCCGTACTACATACTACCCAACGGATATAAACTTCTGCTAGGGTCACTACTAAGGTTTATGTTTAACCACGCTGATGACCCTAACCAGATAAAACTTATAACACAGTCCACCTATGTTACACTGTTCGCTAGTGAGAATGGTTACGACCTAGTAGATGAACTTGTTGAGGATATGGTAGTCAAGTCAGCACTCGTAGACTTCGACCAAAACTTAGCACGACTATTAGAAACGGGTAACAATGACGACGAAGGCGGAGCGTGAAGAGATATGGCAGATTATAAATCATCTAGTGAATCAAGGTCTGAAGGTATCAACATACTCCAAGGAAGGTTCCTTCCTGATAGTCAGCCTAAAGATTCCCCTGTTGCACGGGAACTCCACCTCGAAGTAAATCTTTCTAACTTAAGTCAGGAACTTTCTAACCTACTGCTCAGTAAGCATAAGGACTATGGTCCAAAGAATATATCCCAAGCCCCTGGCGGTGCTATCAATGGGTTGCGTGTGCGTATGCACGATAAGTTAGCACGCATCAATAACTTAGTTGATAGTGGTGCATCACCTGAACACGAGTCACTTGAAGATTCGTTTAAGGATATGGCTAACTATGCAATCATTGGGCTTCTTGTCTTAAGAGGTAAGTGGGATAATGAGTGAAAGAAAAAGAACTCTTTGATTG